GCTGGTGAAACCCCAGTGCAAACTGGTGAACATATCGCAATCTCCCTCAGAGGTCACATAACTATTCACGATGATAAGCCAGATAATATCATCTTCCTCACAAAAGAAATACTCGCAGGAATTGCATTCACAGTGGCTGTTGTCGCTGGAGTTGTCATAATGTTGGCTTGGTGATGAGTTACATTTTACCAGAAGGAAACGTGTTGATTAGCTTCTCAGGAGGCAGAACAAGCGGATATATGTTGCACCAAATATTGCAAGCAAACGGTGATTTGCCTGAAAGGTGCAAAGTTGTTTTTGCAAACACAGGGCGAGAAATGCCTGAGACATTAGATTTCGTTCAAGAGTGTTCTGAGCGTTGGAGTGTGCCAGTGACTTGGTTGGAATACAGAACAGTTTATAATGAAAAACGAAATATATATAACCATACGTTTGAAGTAGTTAATCATAATTCAGCATCACGAAATGGCGAACCATTTGAAGTATTAATTAAAGCAAGATCAACCTTGCCAAATAATTTTCAAAGGTTTTGTACGGTTGAAATGAAAATAAGGACAATTAAAAGATTTTTAAAAAACCAAGGTTGGAAGCAATGGGCAAATGTTGTTGGCATAAGAGCTGATGAAAGACATAGGGTTAGTAAAAGTCGTGAAAAAGAATGGGATAATCATTATCCTTTAGCCAATGCAAATCAAACAAAAAATCATGTCGCTAATTTTTGGAAGCAACAACCATTTGATTTAAAAGTTACAGCAGGGTTTGGAAACTGCGATGGTTGTTTTTTAAAAAGCGAAAAAAACATTGCTGCGTTGTGGAGATTACACCCAGAAAGAGCTGCTTGGTGGGCTAACCTTGAAGCAATGAAGCATGGTAAAAAAGAAAGGGTAAGAACATTTCATAAAAATAGAACATACAAAGAAATAGGCGATTTTGTGCAACGTCAAGGAGATTGGATATTCGATGATGAAAACTTTTTATGTCAAGCAGACGATGGAGAATGCACTGGATGATTATCTTGAAAACAATATTGCCATGTGATAAGCACAGGCACACACTGTCTCGTCTAACTGGACCCACTTAGGTGGGTCTTTCTTTTTTGTGCATTCTGCATTACATTAATAAAAACACAGCTTACCACTGCAAGAAAGGTTAGAGATGGCAAAGAGTAAAAATCCAGTCGGTAGACCTAAGTTCGACATCACTGATGAAGTTCTTAAAGAAGTTGAAAAGATGGCAGGACAAGGTTTAACTGTCAAACAAATCGCTGCTTGCTTGGGTGTTTCACCTGCAACAATTTACAATAAACAGGCTCAATATTTAGAGTTTTTTGAGACTATAAAAAAAGGACAGGCTGTTGGCATCCAAAAAGTGACCAATGCCTTGTTCCAAAATGCCACTGTCGAAAAAGATAATGTAGCCATAATTTATTATCTAAATAACAGAGACAGAGAGAACTGGTCCAACAAACATGAGGTCACAGCAACCGTGGAAACAAACCACGTTATCGATTTAACAAGGATACCTGATGAACAGCTCAAATCAATTGAAGCAGCATTTAGCAGGGCTGACACTGGAGAAAGTGCAAGCAGAGCGCTATCGTCGTTGCCTAAAAACGTTTACGAAGGCAGCTTGGCCGACGATTGAGCCTGGTGTGCCATTCCTAAACAACTGGCACATAGACGCAATAAATGAGCACCTCCAAGCTGTGATCGAGGGTGATATCAAACGGTTGATAATAAACGTGCCTCCTCGACACATGAAAAGCCTCTCCACTGCTGTATTACTTCCAGCATTTGCATGGACGAGAGATGCAAGTATGAAGTTCCTTTATGCGTCATACGCTGCCTCACTGTCGATCAGGGATAGCACCAAGTGCCGTAGGTTGATCGAGAGCCCTTGGTATCAGGCTCACTTCCCAGACATCAAATTGACTGGTGACCAGAATCAGAAATCTAGGTTTGAGAATACGGCTTCGGGAATCCGTTTGGCTACTTCAGTTGGAGGTACTGCCACAGGGGATGGTGGTGACATAGTGCTGGTGGATGACGCCTCATCAGCAAGTGATGCTCAGTCTTCAGCCATGCGAACCTCTGTTTTAGAGTGGTGGGATCAGACAATGCAGACACGTTTGAACGATCCAAGGACAGGAGCCTTTGTGGTCGTGCAGCAAAGGCTTCACGAATCTGACCTTACTGGACATATAATTTCTCAAGAATTGGGTAATGACTGGGATACGCTTATATTACCAGCTCGCTACGAAATAGGTCACCCTACGCCAGTCAGGTCATCTCTAGGCTTTACAGATCCACGCACCAAGGAGGGTGAGCTTCTCTGGCCTGAACGCATGGATGAAAAGACAGTATCTGACCTAGAACGCTCTCTGGGCTCCTACGCAGCAGCTGGTCAGCTACAACAGCGTCCATCTCCAAAGGGTGGTGGTATTCTCAAGGCTGAGTGGTGGGTTCCATGGGAAAGTGATGACCTACCTGATATTGAGTACGTCCTACAGTCGTATGACACTGCATTCAGCACCAAAGAAACTGCTGACTACTCAGCTCGCACAACTTGGGGTGTATTCAAGATGAATGGTCAGATGAACGCCATAGTTCTCGAAATGTGGTATGATCGAGTGAGCTATCCTGATCTCAGGAAGATGGCACAAGATTCATATGAGGAGTGGCAACCTGACACAATCCTGATCGAGAAACGTGCATCAGGTCAATCGCTACTCCAAGATTTACGTCAATCTGGATTGCCTGTACTGGCTTACAATCCTGATCGAGACAAACAGGCACGAGCTCACGCATCGTCTGCACTTTTGGAAGACGGAAGAATTTGGTATCCAAAAGGAAAAAAGTGGTGTAAAACTTTGATTGATACCTGTGCTCAATTTCCTAAAGGTCACGATGACTTAGTAGATACTTGCACTCAGGCATGGCTGAGATTAAGAAAAGGGTGGTTTGTTACTCACTCAAATGATTTTGAAGAAGACGATTACGAAGAGAGAAGAAGGATAACTCTGTATGGCTAGAGAACCAATTTCAATTCAACAATCCATAGCTCCCTTCTCTGAGACAGCTCCTGCCGATGATTTGCAAGTTGAAGAAATTGGTGATGACGTTCTCATAGGAGATCCAGAGCTAGACAATATTGTCGAGACAGACAGCAACTTTGACGCAAACCTTGCTGAAGATATGTCCGACAAAGAGCTTAACAACTCAGCATCAGAACTTATATCATATTACAACAATGACCGTGAGGCTCGCTCAGAGTGGGAAGATCGCTACAAGATGGGTCTCAAGACTTTAGATCCTGACGGTGGTATGGAAGAATCTGAGAATGAACGTGCCACTCGTGGTCTGTCAATAGTTGTGCATCCAATGATCGCAGAAGCTGCAACCCAGTTCAATGCGAAGGCTATTGCAGAGCTCTATCCGTCAGGTGGTCCAGTTAAGACTGTAGTTGTCGGTGAGCCAAATGAAGAGCTTGAGGCACAGTCTCGCAGAGTTCGTGAATATATGAACTACCAGATTACGCAGGAAATGCCTGAGTATTTCCCAGATCTCGATCAGATGCTGTTTCACCTTCCACTGGTTGGTCAGACTTTCAAGAAGGTCTGGTGGGACGCTAACCTAGATCGCCAGTGCAGCCAGTTCGTAAAGGCTGAAGACTTTGTGGTGGCTCCAGAGAGCAAGGATCTCTACACCTCACCTCGATATACTCACGTTATCCGCATTCCAAAGAACGACTACAATCGATACGTCCAGTCAGGTTACTATCTGCCAAGTGACGATACAGGTGGTGATATCGATCCATCTGGCGATACAATCGGTGAGATCGAGGGTGTTGATCAGTACGGTGATGATTCTCAAGATCAGGTAATGACACTGCTTGAGATGCACGTTTATCACAACTTCGAGGATGATGTTGACGATGACGATAGCAACGCTGTTGGCATTCCATACGTTGTCACTGTCGATTACGATAATGAGAATATTGTAAGCATACGCAGAAACTGGCGTGAAGAAGACGATAGGAAAATTAGGAGGGATTGGTTTGTTTCTTATAAGTTCCTTCCTGGTCTTGGTTTTTATGGCTTTGGCTTATATCATCTCATTGGTGGTCTGGGTAAAGCAGCAACTGGATCGTTACGAGCTCTCTTAGATTCCGCAGCGTTTAGCAATATGCAGGGTGGCTTCAAGTTACGAGGTCGAGTTTCAGGTGGTGAAGTTCAGGTCAATCCAGGCGAGTTCGTTGATCTCGATGCCACTGTTGACGATGTCAATAAGGCGATTATGCCACTGCCATTTAAAGAACCCAGTAGCGCATTGTTTAATCTGCTTGGCTTTATCGTAGATGCAGGACAGAGATTTGCCAGCACTGCTGATTTAAATGTTGGGGACGTAAACCCAAATGCACCTGTTGGCTCGACAGTCGCACTTATTGAGCAGGGTTCAAAAGCCTTCTCAGCGATTCACAAACGGTTGCATTATGCTCAGGGACAGGAGTTCAAGCTACTCGCTGATTTGAATGCTGAGAACTTGCCTGAACAGTTTACGTTTTCATTGATAGGCAGTAGCTCTGAAATAATGGCTGCTGACTTCAATGATCGCATTGATATCCTCCCAGTCAGTGACCCCAACATCTTTAGTTCTGCCCAGCGCATTGCACAGGCTCAAGCTATCTTGCAGATGGCTCAGTCAGCTCCTGAGATGCATGATATGTATGTTGCCTACAAACGTATGTATGAGGCGATTAGAATACCGAATATTGATGAGATCCTAAAGAAACCAGAAGACGCTCCACGACTAGATCCGATTGATGAAAATATGTCGATCATGTATGGCAAGCCTATTCGAGCGTTTATTGATCAGGAGCATGAGGCTCACATTGCTGTCCATATGCAGTTTATCAAAGATCCGTCACTGGCAGGTAATCCTGGTGCTGCAGCGATGCAGCCAATACTGATTGCCCACATAGCAGAGCACGTTGCGTTGCTGTACAGGGCAAGAATGGAGGCAAGTGTCGGTGTGCCACTTCCACCAGTTCCAGACTTTGGCAATAAGGATTACAAGGTTGAGGATATCAATCCAGATCTTGATCGCCTGATTAGTCAACGTGCTGCACAAGTGGTTCAGGAAGCTCCACAGATGAAAGAGATTGCAGCGATACAGTCTCAAGGTCAGCAGGGACAACAGGCTAACCCACTGCAATATGCACAGCAACTTGCCCAGTTAGAGGCAGAGGCTCTGAAGCTAAGAACTCAGTCACAGATACAGGCAGACCAAGCCAAGGCGAAGTCTTCCATTGAGATCAAACAGGCTGAAGCACGACAGGACATGGAGATCTCTGCAGCGAAAGCTCAAGCAGATTTACAGGCTAAAGTATTGAAGCTGGAGGCTGAGTTGCAGTTGGAGCGAGAAAAGAATCAAGCTAAAATACAAATGGAAGCAATGAAAGATGGATGAGCTTTTAGCCTCGATAAGACCTATTAATCCAGCTGCATTTGGCGGTTTACCACAAGACAGCCCACCACAGAACGAAGCTCCATTTGACGCAAGCCAATATTTAATGCAGAGAATAATGCAAATGAAGCAAGGTAAACTTGGTGCGTTGGGCAATGTCATGGCTGCAATGCCACAGCCTAATCAGATGCCAAGTCAAGAGGGAGTAGCCACAGCATGAAATATGGAGCTTTAGATTCTATTCCAAGGCAAACAACTATTGGTGGTCAGCCACATATGTTGGCATATATTAATCCTGAAGAGGAAAGTCTTATCCAAGACTATAGAGGAAATATTCCTCCTGTTGCTGGTCCAGATGGTGTCCCTGCTTATTTATTTGGATTTAGTTGGGGTGGTAGTAGTGAAACATCTAGTAGTGATGATAACGACACCGATGACAGTTGGTCTTTTACTAGCATAGCTGAAGGAATAGGAAATGCGATATCTTCTGGTGTGACTGCTGCTAGTAATTTTGCTAGTGACGTTGGACAGGCAGCTGTTGATACTGTGGTGGAAATTGCAACTCTTGGTACTGCTGATACGCAGACTTTTAACGAGGACAAATATAATCTGACTTACGATGCAACTGGTGGAAATACCACAACT